ATGTGTACAATAAGAAAGCACAGTCTCTTTATAGTGATTTAGAAATGTTAAAACAGAAAAAAGATTATACCCATGTAAGAAAAGTACACGTACCTGACTACATTTTAAAAAGTCCTAAATCTGTAGTAGCTGCATTCATTAGAGGAATATTTGATGCTGATGGGTATTCTACTAAGAATGGTAAATCTGTAGGTATAGGTTTAAAGCAATTAGATGTTCTAGAAAAACTTCAATTTCTTCTAAGAGGGTTTGATATTCATTCTAGAATTTCTTCCCATGTTAGAAAAAACAGTTTTGGTAATTATTACCACGATAATAAACTAAGTATAAGATCTATAGACGTGCCTAAATTTAAAAAGTACATAGGATTTATCTCTAAAAGAAAACAAGATAATCTTATAGATGTACAAAATAGGTTATCTAACAGGGATTATTCTTATGGTATTATAGAATTTATAGAGGAGTATAGTTCTGAATTGGTATGGGATGTTACTACAAAAGACCATAATTTGTCTTCTTATGGAATATGGGCACATAACTGTACTCCAGCAGAAGCAACCCTTAATATCAGTACTAATATATTTCCTAAAGCTGACCTTCAAAGACATCTTGCAGATATAAGAAATAACGACAAAGTTAAAAACTTTAAACAGGTAGGAGAATTGTATTTTGATGCTAATGGTAAAGTTAAATGGGAACAAACTCCTAAAGCACAGCAAAGGGATATTACTAAATATAAATTAGACAAAAATGATGATCCTACTGGACAGGTAGTTATATGGGAACATCCTTCTGAAGCACCTCCTTGGGGTATGTATATAGCAGGTACAGATCCCTACGATCATGACAAGTCTGGTACAAATTCTTTAGGGTCTACGTTTGTGTATAAAAGATTTCAAACTCTAGAAAAGTATTATGACATCCCAGTAGCAGAATATACAGGAAGGCCTAACACTGCTAACGAGTATTATGAAAATGTTAGAAAACTTCTGCTATATTACAATGCTACTTTATTATATGAGAATGAAAAGAAAGGACTATTCTTCTATTTTGAAAAAAATCATTGCACCCACTTATTAGCAGATCAGCCTGGAGATTTACTTAGAGATGTTGTAAAAGACTCTTCTGTAGATAGAAAGAAAGGTATACATATGAATACTGCTATTAAAGACTGGGGAGAAGGAGCTATAAGAGATTGGCTAGTAGAGGAATATGAACCAGGTAGAAAAAATCTAACTAAGATATACTCAGAAGCGCTTTTAGAAGAGTTAATATCTTATAATGATGACGGTAACTTTGACCGCGTGATGGCATTTATGATGTTAATGTTATATAAGCAGCAATTACATCACGTACATGTAAAAAAGAAGAAAAAACTAGCAAAGAAAAACATGTTATTTCCGGAACCTGTCTTTGCTGGAGAGATAAAAGAAAGACGTACGTTTATCTAACTTAAAATTAAACTAATGAATTCAACTAGTGGATCACTTCAACCTCCTATTCAGAGACTCCCACTGTCTCAGAAGACTGAGGAATGGAGAAAAAGAAATGTAGATTATTTCATATCTAAATATGACTTACAGTATGCTGACGGTAAAAGTAGAAAGAGTCGTATGAAAATTGCATATGATCTGTATAACAGCGTGTTTGATGAAAATGATTTTAAATATGTAACAGATCCATTTGATGTAAAAGATGGATTTCCTGCGAATATTCAAAATTTTAATATTATCAAACCCAAAATTGATTTACTTGTAGGGGAAGAAACTAAAAAACCCTATTCCTATAAAGTAATACAAGTTAATGAAGATGCTGTATCTAGAGTACAAGAAAGATACAAGCAATTACTTACTTCTGCAATTCTCGATATTGCAAAAAAAGGTAATCCAGAAGACCCTGTAACTGAGGAAGAAATACAGCAAATAGAGTCTATAGGTAAGTATATGAACTATGATTATAGAGATATTGCAGAAAAAACAGCCTACCATAGCTTACAGTATCTAAATGAAAAACTTGATCTTAAAAACAAGTTTGTACATGGATTCAAAGATGGCCTCATAGGTAACTTAGAAGTACACTATGTAGGGGTATTAAATGGAGAACCTGTTGCAGAAAGAGTTAATCCTATCGAACTTAGTTATGATGATACCCCAGGTGTTCAATTTATTGAAGATGGGGATTGGGCAACTCGTAGAATGAAAATGTCAGTATCTTCTATCTATGACAGGCTTTATGATCTTATGAACGATAAAGATCTTACAGAACTACTTGACAAGTTTCAATATTCTAACCATGCGACAAGTAGTCGTGGGGACTTCAACAGGATAGTATGGAAAAGTTTTCCACAGAATACAGAAGATAATGAATTTGACAGTGAGGCTATAGATGTTTGGCATGTAACTTGGAAATCACTTACTAAGGTAGGTTTTCTAACTTATTTTGATGAGGAAGGCGAAGAGCAAACTGAGACTGTAGATGAAACATACGAACCTTCTCCTGAAGAAGATATTGAATGGGAATGGGTTACAGAAGTGTGGGAAGGTTATAGAATAGGGGACGATATTTATACAGGTATTCAACCTATTGTAAATCAACAGATTTCTATAGATAATCCAAATTCTAAGAAATTGCCTTATATTGGGGCTGTCTATAATAACGATAATACCAAATCTAAATCTCTTGTGGAAATAATGAAACCTCTGCAGTACATGTATTTAGTTCTTTGGTATAGGTTAGAAGTAGCATTAGCGAGAGATAAAGGTAAGATTATCAATATGGATATTACCCAGATACCTAAATCTATGGGAGTATCTACTGAAAAATGGATGCATTACCTATCTTCTATGGGAGTTAATTTCTTTAATCCTTACGAAGAAGGTTGGGATGTTCCAGGAAGAGAGGGTGGAAAGCCAGCTGGATTTAATCAATTTTCTTCTCAAGATTTGAGTATGGCTGCTGTTATCAGCGAACATGTTCAACTTATGATGAAAATAGAAGAAATGGTTGGAGAACTTTCTGGCATTTCTAGACAAAGACAAGGTGCTGTTAATACTAGTGAACTTGTAGGAAATGTAGAAAGATCTGTTATTCAATCTTCTCACATTACTGAAATTCATTTTTGGGTACATAATAGAATTAAGAAAAGAGTTCTTGAAGCTTTACTAGAAGCTGCTAAATCTGCATGGTCAGAAAGTGGTAAGAAAAAATTACACTATATTACTGACGATATGATTAGAGTATTCTTGGATATATCAGAAGATTTTCTATACTCAGATTATGGTATTTTCGCATCAGATAGTACTCAGGAAGCACAGAATCTTGAACAAGTAAGATCCTTGTTACAGCCTGCAATGCAAAATGGAGCTTCGTTGTCAGATATAGCAGAAGTTATTTCTTCTAATAATTTAACTGAGATTCGTAAGAAACTTGAAGTTATAGAGAAAAATAGACAGCAGAGAGAAGAGCAGATGCAGCAAATGGCTAATCAATCTCAGATGCAAGTAGAGCAAATGAAGCAACAGGCAGAAGCTGAGAAACTTAGAATTCAAGAAGAAGATTCTGTTCGTAAGTCTGACACAGATATTAGAGTAGCTTTGATTAAAGCAGGGCTAGAAGAAGATAAGTTGCAACTTGAAGCTGACAGGATATCTGCAGATATTGACAAGAATGTAGCTGAAAATAATTATAAGTACACTGAATTAACAGAAGAAGTTAGAAGTAATAAAGCTGACGAGGAGATAGAAAGAAAGAAGGTATCTGCTCAGGTAAACAAATCTAATACAACAAATAAATAATTAAATTATGGATACAGATTTCTTAGGAGGATTCGAAGCGGTAGCTGGATCACTTTCAAATAGAACAGTAACTAGTATGTCTTCAAAAGGTGAACAAGATCCTGAAGATACTCAGTACGAAGAAGTAGATCCCTCTGAACTTGACAGTCAAGACGACGGAGGTTCTCAGAATGATGATAGTGCTATAGAAGAAAACGAAGATGGTGCTGCTGATACTGACAACAACAATGCAGAGCTTGACGATTCTGAAGAAGAAGGAGGTACTAATATTGATCCTGAAGAAGAAGTGGATGATTCTGAAAAAGGCAAAGATACATCTGCAGAAGATCTTGCAGAGGTAGAACCAGAGATTTCACAGTTTGTACAAGAAAAACTAGGAGAAGCTCTTGGTTGGGAATTTGGAGAAGATGAAAAGTTTAATAGTATAGAAGACGCTGTTAAATTTATGAAAGAAGTAGTGGATGCTAATTCTCAACCTGAATTCGCCAACGAAGATTTAGAAAAGCTAAATGATTATATTAAAAACGGTGGCGATATGTATGACTACCTAGCCCAAACAAAAGGTGAGGTAGATATAGATTCTATAGATATTTCAGATGAAAGTAATCAAAAGGCAGTTATTAGAGAACTTTTAAAAGAGGAAGGTTACTCTGACGAACGTATTAAAAAACGAATTGAAAGGTATGAAGATGCTGGAGTTCTAGAAGATGAAGCTACAGATGCAAAAGAATTACTATCTGAAGTAAGGGAAAAAAAGGCTAAAAAGCTATTGAAAGAAAAAGAAACTCAAAAGCAAGCTATAGCCGAAGAGCAACAAAAGTACGTAAAGGGCGTAGAACAAACTGTTGATTCTCTTGATAGTGTCAGGGGAATACCCATCTCCGGAAAGGAAAAAAAGCAGTTAATGGATTATATTTTCAAGCCGACTGCTGATGGGCGTACTCAATATCAGATTGACTATCTGTCAGATTCTAAAAACCTTATCGAATCTGCATATTTCACAATGAAAGGGGATGCCTTCGTGAAGAAGGTTCAGAAAAAAGCAAATTCTGATGCTGCTAAAAATCTTAAAAAGAAGCTGTCTAATAAAAGCAAAAGACAAAATAATAAGTCAGGCGATAACAGTTTTATATGGGGTTCAATTAGCGGCCAATTGAGAAAACCAAATTAAAATTAATATTAACTAAAATTTTGTATAAATGACTAATAATGTTCTTAACGGGTTGCAACTGTATAGGACTAAGTGGTTTTCGGGTTTGGTAGAAGAGAACATGCTATCTAATGCATTGGTTACTAAGCCTCACGAAATCACTACTGTACTTTCTTATATTTTCGGTACCTACGAAAACAGTACTATTGATTTTCTTACTTCAGGTCTTGGAAGAACTACCGAGATTGCAGATCGTCAATACGAATGGCCTGTAATGATCGACAGTGACAAGGCTGTTATGATTAAAGATGCTAAATGGATGGGAGCTTCTATCACTAGTACTTCTACTCCTGGTCTTAATCAGACTCCTATTCAAATTTGGGTAAGTGAGAAGTGGTTAACAATAGGACTAAGCCACGCTGCATAGTAATATGTAGAAAAATAAATTCCGTGAATTGCTGGAAACTCCTAAAGACATTTAGACCGTAGAGTAAAACTTAAATGTATAGAAATGAAAATTAAAAATGGACAATCAGCAGCCAAGCAAATACAAATGAAATCAATACCTGGATGGGAGGACCTTTACTCAATTACAGAAAAAGGAGAAGTGTATTCCCATAAAAGAAATAAATTTTTGAAATCCAGGGAATCTATGGACGGTTACAAAAGAGTAGCTCTTTATAGAGAAGGACTTAGAAGAGAATATAGAGTTGCTAGATTAGTTGCAACTACTTTTCTAGGGAAACCAAATGAAGGACAACAAGTAAACCATAAAGATTATAATAGGAGTAATGATTTTTTAGAAAATTTAGAGTGGGTGGATCCTATAGATAATATAAATCACTCGTTTGATAAAAATCGTTACAGCATTCCGAAAAATTACAAAGCTTATACTTTTACAAATGTTTATAATAAGAAAGCTTTTACAATAATAGGAATAAAAAATGTAGCCAAACAGTTTGGATGTTCTTCTAAAAATTTTAAAGCTTGTATAACTAAGTATGCTAATACTGGTAAATATGTTAAACAAGGATACTTTAAAGGTTTACGTATTGATTCAGAGTATTTGAAGGTTCAACGACTATCCGAAATGGAGTAGGGCCAAGTGGTCCGAAGTGCGGAACATCCTTAGGGATGAAGATATAGTCTAATCTTGCAGGAAACTGTAAGCTGTCTTTTAACAAGACGAATAAGAATTAACGACTCTTATTGAATATAACATTTTAAATGTTGGTCCTGGTGCTGTAGTTGCTTTTGATGACAGAGAATTTCAAGCTCGTGTAATGGGCGAGCCTTACCAAGACGGTTCTGACTATGTGTATACATTGGTTGTAGCTGATGGTAAAGCCGATTCATTTATTCCGCCTTCTCTTTTGGGTAATGGTTCTTACATTAGCCGTGAAGGTTCTGCTTACGAAGAATACAGTGAAGAAGCAGATATCGTAAACTACAATACTCCGTTCAAGTTGAGAAATCACTTGACTACTATGAGATTGTCTTACGATATTACTGGTGACGCATACTCTTCAGTAATGGTAATTCAGTATAAAGATCCTAAGTCTGGTAAAACTACTAATTTGTGGTCTGATTATCAAGAGTGGCGTGCTATTCGTCAATGGTATCAAACTATTGATCGTTTCTCTGTATATTCTAAGTATAATGCCAATCAAGACGGTACTACTGACTTGAGAGGTACTAACGGACGTCCTGTATACATTGGAGCTGGTATGCTTGAGCAGATTTCTCCTGCAAATAAGCAAACTTATTCTAAACTTACTCCAGACTTGATGGAAGATTTCTTGTTCAACTTGTCATACAATATCCTTGGTAAAGGAGAACGTAAATTCGTTGCTCTTACTGGTGAGATGGGTATGAAAGAGTTTGATCGAGTATTGAAAGAGAAAGCTTCTGGATACAATTTGATTGATTCAGTATTTGTTACTGGTTCAGGTCAAGATCTTACTCTAGGTGGACAGTTTACTACTTATAAGATGTTGAATGGCGTTGAGCTTACTCTTAAGCACTTCCCGCTGTATGACAACACTGTATACAACCGTAAATTGCACCCTGTATCAGGTAAACCGCTTGAGTCATATCGTATGACTTTCCTTGACTTCGGAATGCGTGACGGCGAGTCTAATATTTCTAAAGTAGTTAGGAAAGATCGTGAGATGGTAATGTGGCATACTGGTGGTTCTATTGCTCCTGGTTCAGGCCACTCTAAATCTATTAACACTCTTCGTTCTAACGCTAAAGATGGGTACTCAGTACACTTCTTGTCAGAACAAGGTATTATGGTTAAAGATCCTACTACCTCTGGAGAGTTGATTATGGATGTAGAATAATCTTTAGAAGATAAATTAAAGGCTTAGGGAGGCGCCAGTTAAGTCCTCCCATTCTTCTATTTAATATTAAAAATAACTATGAAGATAACGTTAAAACACATTAACAGGCATACATGGTCAGGAGTTAAACGCTATAAAAATTGCGTAGACTCTTTAGGATCATACTTCACACGTTCAGGAAGACTTTACACAGGTCTTACAAAAGAAGACGAAAAAAGGCTAGAGGAGGCATTGGGTTTTGATTTGAGGCCGGGTTCTGATTTTTGGGATACTTTCAGAGTCAGAGTTTCAGGCGATGATGTAATTCTAGATACTTCTGACCCTATGGATGAACTTAAGTATTTATTTCTTAAAAGTCATAAAAGGGTCAAAAATGGACTAGACGATACTAAACCTACTGCTAACTATGTACTAGTTAATAAAGAAGAAGAAGCCCAAAAAACTAACGAATATGCACGTACTAAACGTAAAGCATATAAAGAATTTGACAAGATGAATTTCAAAGATATGCGTAAAGCATTGAGGATTCTTGGTCAAAATT